CTCAAAACAAACAAGGATATGACATAAGATTTTTGATTTATGACGGATGTTTTAAGTATGTGACAGCGGATGTATTTGAGCCTGTGGAGGAAAGCAATGACAGCAGCGGAGATTAAAGAGGCTTTTATAAAAGAAGAGCCGGTTATTTTAAAACTACCAAATGTGCTCGAAAAGCGTTTTGACAAGATTAATGCAGTTATATACCGCAGAAGTCAGAAAGGAAAACTAATGGTATCTGTAGAACTTGTTGAAACAGTTGATACAAATATGGGCAAAAGGCAGCATTTGATTGTTGCAAGAGGCGGAAGTATAAAAAAAGAGCGTTGACACAGGGCAGTGATCAACGCTCAAGTAAGGCTTATTGCCAAATCTACATATTTATTATAGTAATAAGCCTTAAAAAAATCAAGAGGTGAAATTATGAATATTTTAGAAAATGCAGTTGACTGCATTAAAACCCAAGGCAAGAACTATAAAAAATACTCTAACGAATGGAATGTAATGCAACAGCTTATCGACATTATTACAGCACAGCCGGAGAGCGCAGAAATTGTGTTGCAGGACCTAAATGTTGAAGAAATGCAAGTGCCTGCACTCGTGAAGAAAATAACAAGCAAGAAAATCGCAAATCCTGTTGAAGTTATGAACGCTATTTGCGACTTTTACTCAATCCCAAAACCGAGCGAATTGCCGCCGGAAGTGTGGCGAATGAACAGCACCTCTCCTGCCCCGACAAAGTCTGAAAAACAAGGCTTTATAAACCTTATGGATTTACTGTGAGGTGAGTATAAATGCAGAGAAAAAAGCTGTTAGCGTTAGAAATAAACAAAAACCGTGCTGATGTACCTGCAATGCAAGCTGTAGTTGAGTTTCAGCATAAAGGCGAGTATGGCAATTATACGACACACAAATACAATTATGTTTATGATGCCTTTATTGATGAGTCAACAGGTGAAAAAACTCTTATAGTTGATATGTTTAAGCCTGCCCCGGCGGCGGAGTTTCTCTATAGACTGTTCATCGGAAAAAACAAGCAAGGTGATGACAAATGGTTCGTCGTTAAATCAGACGGCACAGTCAGTGAAAGCAGTTTGCCGGTTGATTATTACTACCATCAATTCTATTATCCGTTCAACGCTGATACTGATAAGGTGATTGATGAGTATTTGTCAGATACTAAATCATATGCAAAAGGTAAAGGCATCGAAAAAATAATAGCTTGGCAAAAAGCAGTCAGGCAAAAAAGGCTCAAAGATAAATATCAAAAAATTAAAGACAGCATAAGTTATGAATTAGCAGAAATTCGCCCACTGCCGCAGGCGGTACATAAATGGATTGATAATACCGTAATGGCATATAGCCGATATATGTTTTATGATGCCAACGGCAAAAAGCAGACTACTGCAAGATGTTCCGTATGCGGTAACGAGGTTACTATTAACAAGGTACGCAGCGGAGATAAAGTCACTTGCCCTGTCTGTCACAAAAAGTGCACTGCAAAACCATATCGAAAATATTTGAATTCAAACGGCTTTTGTAACAGAGAAACAATAATGTATCTGCAACCGTTCAAAGGAACAAGATTTTGTGCTCGTGAGTTTATAATCGGATACTACTACGATTGCGGCAGAATTAAGCCGGTCATCAGTATGCAAGAACTTTCAAGAACAACTTGCGACTTTGACGGACAAGAAATGCGAGTGCAGGAACAATACACATATGACGAAGATTACAAAGGCGGTGACTGGCGAAAGGATTATTTTAAAAGTGTAAACTCAAGTTTGCAACTCTACCCCGGCACACTCAATAAGATATTTAAGCGTGTAAAAGGATTTAACAAGTGGCATATCGACTACGGCAGGATTGCAAAGCAATGTAATCCTGTTGGATTTGCGAATTTGTACGACGCTGTAAATAAAGTTGCGTGCTTGCCGAACATGCTTAATAACGGCTTAGTTGAATTAGCACGAGATGTAATCGCAAAAAGATACAATGCAAGCTTGTATGATTTAACTAAAGGGTCATTGGCTAAAAGCTTTGGCATAACTAAAGACGATTTAAAAATTCTAAAGCCTTTAAATGTTAGTTACAGAGAATTTGAGCTATACAAAGCATATCAAAGCACAGGCAGAAAAATAGACTTTGAAGAGCTGAAAGAATTTTTTGAAGTCAGCTCAATAATTAATTGTAATACAGCAGAAATGCTTAGTATTTTACAACGCAGTTCATTACGGAAATTCTGCCAATTTTTCCGTAAGTGGGAAAGTGAAAATTGCACAAGCCAAGATAAAGACAGTTGGTGGGATCCAAGACGGCATTTTTTTAGTGATTATAAAGACTACATTAGAAATGCTACTTTGCTTGAATATGACTTGTCAAATTCAGAAGTGCTTTTCCCTAAAAACTTAAAGCAAGCTCACAATTTAGCGTACAGCATAATCAATGATAAAGAACTTAAAAATGCAGAACTTCCACAAATTGCTCGACAATACGAATCTTATAGCAATTTATATAGCTATGAGGATAAAAACTATTGTATTATGCCACCGTCAAGACACAATGACCTAAAAAACGAAGGCAAAACGCTATGCCATTGTGTAGCGACATACGCAAAAAGAGTTGCCGTTGGCAGTACAATTATACTTTTTATCCGCAAGACAAGCGAAAAAGACAAACCATATTTTACGCTTGAGCTTAATCCCATAACTTATGAAATTGAGCAATGCAGAGGATTGAGAAATTGTGCGTATCCAAAAGAAGTTAAGGACTTTATGGATAAATGGTATAAAGAAAAAATAGAACCATTGAAAAGGAGTAAAGAAAAATGTCAGACAACAGCAGCATAATGAGTATAGCTGATTTCAACATCACTGAAATGTCAGCAGATACAATGTCAGCACTAAACACTCATCAGAAAATAATAACAGCAGAGCAGACGGCTGCAAATGCAATGATTAGCTTGTGCGAAAATCTTAAATTAATGAGAGATAAGCACTTATACGAAGCGCTCGGCTTTGAAACATTTGATACATACACAGAGCAAGCCTGTGGCATTAAACGCAGACAAGCTTACAACTACATCAGCACATACGAAAAGCTTGGCGGTACGGTTTTGCAGTCAAATGCACAGCTTGGTATTACTAAATTGCAATTACTTACAGAAGTATGTGCAGTAGACAGAGCTGAAATTATAGCAGAAAATGACCTTGCCGGCATGTCGGTCAAAGAAATTAAAGAACTTGTTGAAAAAAGCAAGCAGCAAGGTGAACAGCTTGCTCTTCTCGGTGATGAGCTTAACGACAGCAACAACGCACAGAAATCGTTACAAGCAGATAAACAAAATCTCGCAGAGGAAAACAAGTTATTGCACAAACGAATTAAAGAACTCGAAAGCAAGCCTGTTGAGGTTGCTGTACAAGAACCAACGCAAGCACAAATTGAAGCAGCGGCAAAAAGCAAAATAAACAGCTTAAAAGCGTCATTTGAAAAAGAAAAACAAAACGCTGTTGAAGAAGCCGTTAAACAAGCTACAGAAAAAACAAAATCAAGCGTTAAAGAAACTCTTGAGAAAGACTACAAAGCAAAGCTTGAATCTATTGAAAAAGAACGACAAGCCGCTCTTGATAAAGCAAAACAGTTAGCAATCAAGCTTGACAAAAATGCAGATGCTGACCTTGTGACAGCAACTCTTTACTTCAACGAGTTACAATCACATCTCAAAAAGTTTATTAACAGTGTTGAGAAAATTTGTGAAACAAATTCGGTGCAAGGTGAAAAGCTCAAGCAGATTGCAAAAGACTTCTTGAACAGCACTATTACAAATCTTAATTAATCAGTTAGTAAGCTCCGCACGGCTTTACTATATATCAGAAAGTACAACTTTCGTTGATTATTCTTCTTAAAATATAATACTGACTTGCATAATGTTACGCAGAGCAGGTGCGGCTGCTCTTTTTTTAAGGAGAAATGATATGAAACGGAAAAAACTTGATCATCTTGATTTGGTATGTCTTGAGATTGCTAAGTATAACAAAATACATAACACATATTACAGCTACGGTATGTACACAGCATTAGTCCGAATAGGTAAAATTATACCCGACTGTTACAGAAAGGAAGTTAAAAAATAATGAAAACAAAAAAGTGCTTTGACATCTGCATCATTTAGGGCTTATGAGCAAATATATTTGCAGAAGTGACTGTGATTGCGTTAAGTGCTGGAATCAGCCTATTGAGGACGGTGAAAGTAAATGAGAGAAATATTATTCAGAGGTCAAACTCGCAGATATGGCGAAAAAGTCAGAACTTTAAAGGAGTAATATAGAATGAGTAATAGAAAATCTATATCAAAACATACGAGGCTTAAAGTATATCAAAAATATAATGGTCATTGTGCTTATTGTGGTTGTGAACTTGCGTTAAAGGAAATGCAAGTTGACCATATACAGAGCGTGTATTGGTATGACGGTGCAAACGATATTGAAAATTATAATCCTGCTTGCAGAATGTGTAATTTTTATAAATCTACAATGTCAGTTGAAGATTTTAGAGAGCAATTAGGTAAAATACTATCAAGACTTGAAAAGGTTTTTATTTTTAGATTAGCTAAGAAATACGGCTTAATCAGAGAAATAAAAGAACCTGTAATATTTTATTTTGAAAAAGAAAATTTGAAAAAAGTTGTGGATTTTGAGCGTGAAAAGCTATCCCTCGAAGAACTATAAATAAGGAGAGTAAAGAAAATGATTGATTGTGCGAAAACTATGAATTACTTTATTGAAAAATCGAGAATGATTAAACAACAGAAGGACGGAATATGCAAACTTAACTGTACAGACTGCCCTTTAAGCATTGAGAATAATGGCACAGGTGTTTCGTGTACATACTTTGAAACGAATTATCCTGAAAAAGCAATTGCAATTGTGCAGAAGTGGTCGGATGAACATCCGCAGAAGACTTATTTGAGTGAGTTTTTAAAAAACTATCCGAATGCTCCTCTTATTCACGATGGAACACCTGACATATGCCCTGATAAGTTAGGCTTGACAGATATAAAAAAGCCTTGTTTTGGCGACTGTGTTGACTGTTGGAATCAGCCTATTGAGGAGAGTGAAAGTAAATGAGAGAAATATTATTCAGAGGTCAAACTCGCAGATATGGCGAAAAAGTCAGAACTTTAAAGGAGTAAAAATTATGACAAGATATGAACTCGAAAGACATTTAGAGAAATATGTTGAAATCGTACTTTTTGACGGAACGGTGATTGAGGGCATTTTACATAAAACAGGTGAAAAAGCCTTTGAAAATGACCCTAATTTGTCAATACCAAAGTTACGATATTTCTGCACTTGTGGGGATAAGGTTGTTAGTAATTGTGTTTTTAGATTGTCCCACATTAAAAAAATCAGTCGTATAAAAATTAAACTTAAAGTTGTTGACGAAGTTAAACTCTCAAAGTGGGTAAAAAAGAAAGACAGAAAAGTAGGTGAAGCGGAAGCATACTGCTTAACTTGCGGGAGAGAGGTTGTTTATCAAGTCATTAACAACCGTTATCAATTTGAAAACTATTGCCCTCATTGCGGTGCGAGAATGGATAAGGAGGAAAACAATGACTAATTACGAGAAAATCAAACAGATGTCGATTGACGAAATGGTTCAAGGTGATATTACTTTGCTCGGGTGTGTCGGCCATGTTCCGATGGAATATTGTAATAAATTCCACGGTAACTGCATTGATTGCAAAAAACATTGGCTTGAAAGTGAGGCAGAAGAATGACATCAAAAGAGACTATGCATAAAGCAATCAATACATACGGTGTGGGAAATCAGATAATAAAGACTGTCGAGGAACTGTCTGAATTATCGCAGGCTTTGTGTAAAAGCCTTATAAAATTAAATTATACTAAAGAAAAAATATCACTTGAAGATGATTTGAAATTTGTTGATAACATCTTTGAAGAAATGGCAGATGTTGAAATTATGCTTGAGCAATGCAAGATGATGTTTCAATGCGATAAAGAAGTGAGTGCATGGAAACATAAAAAGATTGAGCGGCTTGAAAGAAGATCGGAGGGTGGAAATTAATGACTCTTGACGAATTAAAAGTTGAAATATCCGAACGCATAGAGAGCGAACAAGACAAGCTAAAAGAATTTAACAACAGCAAAAGCCGAAAAGACAAGCATGATTACATAAGCGGAATGCTGATTGCATTTCAAATTGTGGCTGATTATCTTGATGATTTGGAGGTTTTAGAATGACAAATACTCAAATTATTGCACAACATCTTGAAATCGAAAAAGGCAAAGAACAAGGACATTGCTGCATATGCGGACAGGATACAGAAATCGGATTCAAGACTAAAAATTTCATTAAAGCAGCTCGTTTTACTAATTACGATTTGATGAATGACATTAATTCGGATGTTATATGCGAAAATTGTGCTTGCTGTATGAAAGAAGTAAAGCTAAGGCATTCGTCTTTTGTTGCATCGCACAAAGGGATAATCTATTTTTGCAAGAATGATATTGAAAATATATTATTCAACATATCTGATTATGTCGAAGGAGAGTTTGTTGTATGTATAACACGCAGCTTTAAGAAGCATAACAGCTTTCGTGCTCGAGTTAATAATGATACAAAAAAATTCTTTATCAGAGAGGAGGATGACGAATATGTTTTTGACGTTCAAAAAATGCATAATGTATATGAGGTCATAAATGAACTTTATCTCTATTATAACAAAGATGAAATCAAGACAGGCGCTTATAACACAAAACAAATCAGAAAATATCTCGGTATAGATAAAACACTTGAACTTGATAACAAAATCAAAGATTATCGTAACAGTAAACAATTCGATTTGCTGCTGCATATTCTTAATTCAGAAAAAAGGAACGAAATCGTAAAGCAACGATTACAGGAGGAAAAAAATGCAAAAAAAAGCAGTTGAATTATTAAACGCAATATGGGTGAATATTGATTTTGAAAACATGCCAAAATCAAGACTAAAAAAATTTCAAAACGAATTTGTGTCAAAAGTTCGTGGTTGTGTAGTATCTTCACCGACGCTCGAAAGTTTTGTTGAAGCACTGTGCAAAAAATTGAACATAATTTCGTTTGTGAAAGAGCAGACAACAATTCACGAGATCACAGAACTTGACGACACAAGCAAGACTGAAATATTAACAATTATTCGCACGCAATTAATCAGAGTTATCAATGACTTAATGATTATGCGTGAAGAGATTGCAGAACAGCGCAAAGCTAAAGTGACGGTAATTCACAACGATGTAGTACCTACATTTGATGAATCGTGTATTGACATAATCGCTGATTAACGCAAGAAAGGATCTTAACACTATGAACATTAAAACTATTGAACTTACATTCGAACTTACTTCTCCTCTTTCTCATTTTGGTGATGAACCTGCAGGTACAATGCAGACTTTGCGTAGACAAAAATTCAGAATTAATAATAAGTATGAGGATATGCCTGTTTATTCCGGTAATGCTTTGCGCGGTATCCTTCGAACACTTGTAATGACAGATTATTTTGAACGAATTGGTATCGGCGTTAAATCTGTATCACAGAATTTGTATTATACTTTTTTTAACGGCGGGTCATTAAAGAGTGGCGGTGTAGAAAACCTTGCACTTAAGACAAGTATTAAGCAGAATTGCCCAGCGCTCGTTCTCCTTGGTTCTGCTTATCGTTCAATGATGACCGAAGGTAAGATGAAAGTTGGCATCTTGAAGCCTGTATGTGCCGAACTAAACGAATATAATCGTCACAAAACAGATGAATCTATTTACAGCGGTATGCTCTCCGGCACTTTCTATACACGAAAAGACCGCTTAAAATCAAGTCCGGAAAACGCTAAAGACGTTACTACCGACAACAAAGAAGTTATGCAAATGAAATATGAAAGTGAAGTCTTTTCAGCAGGAACAAAATTGGAAAGCGAAATCAAAATTGAGTTTGCAGATGAACTTGAGTATTCTTGTGCATGTCATATGCTGAATTTACTGAAAGAATCAGGACATCTCGGCGGTAAATCTTCTGTTGGGCACGGTAGTTTTACATTAACGGCATCAGAGGATCTCGATTCAACGTCTAAGCTGTATGTTGACTATGTATCAGAACATAAAGACGATATGCTCAATTGGATAGCTGAAATGGAGAACACACTAAATGCTTGAGTATGTTTTTCCGCATTGCCAAAAGCACGAAAAAGAAATTGAAAAAATCAAAGGGATAAGCAGGCTATATGCTTATCCCTGCGAGCCACATTTTGAGAACGAAAGTAAAATTGTTATTCTTGACAGTGGAGCTTTCGGACTGTCAAGATATGGCGCTAAGATAACATTACCTTACATGATTAAACTTTCTTCACACTATGAAAAATTTGCAAAAAGCAATACATTATGCATTGCTCCTGACGAATTTTTAAATCCTGTGCAAACAATGAAAAACTTCCGCACTTGGCAGAGAAATAATTTATTTTCAAAAATCACACCTGTGTTACAGCGTTCAGTTAAGAAGATTGTAAACATTGACGAACTGAAAATGCAAGCAGAATACTATCGAGAATATTCAGATACCGTTTGTGTTGCAAATGCAGGAATGTACGGACATGAAGCGTTGTTATCGAGAATGGATGTGCTTTTAAGATATATAAAAAAAGATTTAGATTATCAGTGGATTCATATCCTCGGCGCAGGTTACAGCATTGAGGATATTAACAATTGGAAGAAAGTAGGTAATTTCGACAGCCTTGACAGCAGAGCGTATTTCATCACAAAAGATATAAACGCTTTCGGCTCGTTTAGTCCTACAGAAAACATAAGGAGAATAATAGAATGTTCAAGAAAATAAAAATAATAGACATCGCCACAATCGCTATAATTGCTGCTATGTATGTAATACTCAATACATGCTTGAGTAGCATTTCCTTTGGTCCGTTACAATTGAGATTAGCGTGTATATTACACTTATTGTGTATATATAATCGCAAACATATTTATGCCTGTGTGCTTGGCACTATGATTGCAAATATATTTAGCCCGTTTGGACTTATTGATGTTTGTTTTGGTTTCATTGCATCATCGCTTGCTTGTACATTTTTTTATATTTTGAGAAAGAAAAATAAAATACTCACAAGCTTACTTGCAGCAGTTGTAGTTGGCATAGTTATCGGTTTTGAGCTCTATTTAATGTATAATAGCGCTTTAGTTGTACTGATTGCAAGTATATCTGTAGGACAATTTATTGTATATTGTGTTGGTTGTTTTATTATACCTAAAATAATAAAAATTGTAAAAAAACTAAGGGAGTGAGATGAATGGATTTTAAAAATCTTAAAATTACAGCTCATATTTCAAACGCAGTTGCACTGATTGAACCGCTTAGACTTGATTGTATTCTTTCTGCTGCTAAAGCGAAAGAAATAATGCAAGAAGACTATTACACAAGTTGCAAGCAAGCAGGACAGGCAGAACTTGTAATCGAAACTTTATCGAAATTTTTAAAATACAGTAACGGGATTTTTCATGCGAGTTTCGGTTTTTTTGCGGACGATAAAGAATTTTCGATAAGTTATTCAAAGCGTTGGAACGGTATTAATGATGAGCTTGTGAAGTTTCGCGGAAAAGGTAAACAAGAAATAGACACAGCGAGAGGCGAATTTAAAAGCTATCACAACAACTTGATTTACAAAACAACTGATAAAATTGTTTTTTACGCTTGCGGCGATAAAAAGAAAATATCTCAATTGCTCAACGGCTACATTTCATTTGTAGGTAAAAAATCTTCACAAGGGTTCGGTTCAGTAACTAAATGGACTATTGAAGAGATAGAAGAAGATTATAGCTTTGTAAAAAACGGAATACCGATGCGATATATACCTTTGACACTTGTTGAAAAACTTGGAATCGATTCAAGTTCTAATCAATTCTACAGTAAAGAGGTTGCTTTGATTCCCCCGTCATATCGCAACAATTGCAGAGATATATGTATATACGCTTAACAGAGGTGATACAAAATGACAAATGAAGCGTATGAACAAACTAAACTGTTTAAATGGGCAGCATTTGCGAGAAATACATACAAAGAACTTGATTTGCTTTATCACATACCGAACGGCGGAAAGCGTAATCAAAAAGAGGCTTTTAATCTTAAGCGTCAAGGAGTGCGTGCAGGTGTACCGGATTTGTGTTTGCCGGTTGCAAGAGGAAAATTTCACGCACTTTATATTGAATTAAAGGTTGGAAAAAACAAAGCTACGCAAAAGCAGAAAGAGTGGATAAAAAGACTTACCGAACAAGGAAATATGGCGCTTGTTTGCTATGGCTGGGAGGAAGCTTCTGCAGTGCTGCTAAAATACATACGGTTAAAAAGTAATGAAGAGTTGTGAAAATTGCAGACACTTTACACGCTGTACTGCAAGAAGCAGAGGTGTTGTGTGTAACTGCTACGAAAAATACGGATACAGAAAGGATAAAGTAATAATGGCAGAAGATAAGGTTTTGGTATTACATTATGCAGAGCCAAACAATAATCAGTTAAGAGGTTTATGCAAGATGATTAACAAGGTTGAGATTGAAAACTTTTTGAGAAGTGAGAAACTCAAAAGTAAAGATTTATGCAAAGGAAGAATCAAAATGATTTATTCCGAACAGGGCAAGGACAACCTTATTAATAAAGATACAGGCGAAGTGTTTAAAGGTACAATAATGTTTGTTGGTTTTGACAGACAGGATATTGTAAATTTGACTGACAAACAGATGTCAGCTATAAGATGCATGTATAGAAAAGTAGGATAAAAACTATTTGGCAATACATGAACACAACAATAAACTTGCAGCGGATAACGATAAGTCAAAAATCACAGGGGCGGAAATGCCCCTTTATATCCTGCTAAAGTAATTAATTAAGTGACGAAAACTGTTTTTACATATATAATAGGAATTTTAAATATGTTTACATACAAATGTGAGATCCAATCAGGACCAATGCTTGAAATTAAATACTATCAAAGTTTGAGAAAGCGTAACAAGAAAAATATGTCACGCAGTATCAACAGAGCAATCACATCAGAAAAGATGGCGCAGGCTAATCGCATAAGAGGTGAACAGCATACACAGAGATTAATTCTTGCAAATTTCAAACAAGGCGATTGGTGGGTAAGATTTTCGGCACCGTATAAAAATTTCACAGAAGAAGAATTTGAAAAGATTGTAAGCAATTTTTTTAAACGCATTAAGTATCACGCAAAAAAACAAGGCTTGCAGTTTAAGTACATCGGTTTCTGCGAGTGTGGCAAGCGTGGTAGCAACTGGCATTTGCACATAATCATTGAGGATTGTGTAAAAGACATAGCCATGAAGATGTGGCAGTGGAGCAACGGAATTAATCTCACACCATTGTACGAAGACGGCAGTTTTGCTGACCTCGCAAAATACATACGCAAAGATGTAACAGGCACTAAAAGGCTCAAGACTTCTCGCAATCTTACAAAACCTACAGTTACGGTAACAGAGGGCAAAAAGCGTGAATTCAAAAAACTTGAAAAAGGCGAGGCTTTGCAAATTCCACAAGGCTATTATCTCGTGCGTGACGAAACGTGGGTTAATGACTTCACTGGAGCAAACTATCACTTCGTGTTTATGCAGTTGAGAATGAATCATAAACGATATGCAGTTGACTGCACGGAGGAGTCAAAAAATGAATCTAAAACAAATTAGAGAAATAGAGAATGACATATGCTATTATCGAGCACAAATAGCTATGCTCGAAGCTAAAGTTACGCACATAACAACAAATATTTCAAATGCTATTGATGGTGAGAGTGCGTCAAGTAGCATTGAAAAAATAGTACCTCAAATAGCTGATTTAAGAGAAGAATTGTACAAAGCAGAAATGAAAAAATCAAACGCTATAAGTTCGATACCTCCAACAACTTTGCAAGGAAGTTGTCTTTTACTGCGTCTGGAATATGGTTATGAATGGAAACAAATAGCTCACAAAGTAGGCGGAGGAAATACGGAGGACGGCATAAGGGTTATGTGCAATCGCTATGAGTGGTGAAAGTTGTTCGTTTGTTCGCTTAAGGGTGTGTTAGAATATAATTGAGCAAAGCTCAGAAAATACAAAGTTAATCAAGTAGCTGTTAATGCAGCGGCTTATTTATTTTTAAAGAATTATGGCTAAAAATTTTGCAAAAGCATTCTACAAATCTAAAAAATGGCAGAATTGCAGACGAAGCTTCATTGATGAACGAACACTCATCGACGGTGGTTTGTGTCAGATATGTCATAAGCGGCTTGGCTATATTGTTCATCACAAGATTATGCTCAATGCGAGCAACATAAACGATGCAAGCATTAGTCTTAACTTCGACAATCTAATGTTCGTCTGTAAAGATTGTCACGACAATCTTCCAGGGCACGGAGTCGGAAACAAAGAACCGAAAAAATATTTTTTTGATGAGAGCGGTCAAATTTTTCCGACTCCCCCCTAAAAATTTTCGCGAGTAAACATTCGCAGGACCGAGGGGGGCAGGTCGAAATTTTGCGTACCTCGTGTATGACCCCCCTCCCCTTTTTAGTGAGGTGACTTGAAAATGATTGACGAAAAAAAAGAAAAACGAGAAATCAACAGAGAAAAGAAAAGACTTAGCTCTATTTACACGGATATTCCGGCAAAAAGGAAAGACTTAGCAGAAGGACTTATCGAAAACGCTGCTTTCACTCGAATTCGACTCAAAGAATTACAAGCAGATATAGCTATCTACGGATTAACAGAGCTATTTTCGCAGTCAGAAAATCAAGAGCCTTATTCACGCAAACGACCCGAAGCCGACTTGTACAACACAATGCTTGGGAACTATCTCAAGTACATCAAGCAGCTCAATGATATGTTACCTAAAGATGCTGATGCTAAAGAAATCACCACAGACGGTTTTGACATTTTCGTCGATGGTCGTGATATAAAATGACCCGTTATCCGCTCAGTTATAACCCGATTTTGCTGTATTATGAGCAAATTAAGAGCAAAAAAGTTACTGTATGCGATAAAGTTCAGAAGTGGTACAAGCATCTTAGCAACAAGGTAATTAACCCGACAGACGGCTACCATTACGACCCTGCAAGAGGAAATCATATTATTGAATTTGCAGAAAATTTCTGCCGTCACAGCAAAGGTAAAGCAGGCGGTCAGCTTGTTAAACTTGAGCTGTGGGAAAAAGCGTGGCTTGCTGCTACGTTTGGTTTTGTTGATGATGACGGAATAAGAGAATACAACCTGTCTGTTTTGATTATTGGTAAGAAAAACGGTAAGAGTTTGCTTGCTTCTGTGGTCGGATTATATATGCTTATTGGAGATGGCGAACCGGGTCCGGAGGTTTATGCAGTAGCAACAAAAAGAGACCAAGCTAAAATTATTTGGCAGGAAGCTAAACGAATGGTACGCAAAAGCGAGGTCTTGCTCAAGCGTATCAAACCATTACTGAATGAGCTAAGTTCGGAAGATTATAACTGCGGCGTGTTCAAACCTCTTGCTTCCGATTCAGACACCCTTGACGGTCTGAATGTGCATTGCTGCCTTATGGACGAACTTCACCAATGGAAAAATGGCAGACAGCTCTACGACATTATGGCAGACGGCACGATTGGTCGCGACCAACCGCTGATTCTCGTGACTACAACAGCAGGACGAATTCGTGAAGATATTTACGATGAAATCTACGATGAAGCTGTCAGAGTTACGAATGGCTTGTTTGATGATGTAGGCTATAAAGATGAGCACAGCTTGTATATGGTCTATGAGCTTGACAAGCGCGAGGAATGGGAAAATCCCGATTGTTGGCAAAAAGCCAATCCCGGGCTTGGTACTATCAAAAATAAAAACGCTCTTGCAAGCAAAGTCAAGAAAGCACAGCAAAACACAGCACTTGTCAGAAATCTTCTGTGTAAAGAATTCAATATCAGAGAAACATCAACCGAAGCGTGGTTGAGTTTTGATGAATTGAACAACGAGCAAAAATTTGATATAGCTAAGTTAAAACCAAACTATGGCATAGGCGGAGCTGATCTGTCAAGCACTACAGATTTGACAGCCGCAAAGATGATTTTTTGCGTTCCTGATGACATACACATTTATGTTTGTTCAATGTACTGGATACCCGCCGACCTTGTTGAGCATAAGGTTATCGAGGACAAAATACCATATGACAAGTGGATTGAGCAAGGATATATGCGAACTTGTCAAGGAAACAAGATTGACCCGAGTGTGGTTACGGATTGGTTCAGAGAATTGCAGGACGAAAAAGACATCTATCTTTGGAAACTCGGCTATGATGCGTGGTCGGCTCAAATGTGGGTAAATCAGATGACTGATTGCTTCGGACCGTCAATAATGACAGCTGTGCATCAAGGCAAGCGTACATTATCCGCACCGATGAAAGCTCTTAAAGCTGATCTTATCAAGGACAGAATAGTGTATAACAATAACCCGATTGATAAGTGGTGTTTAGCGAACACAGCCATAGACGAAGACAGAAATGGCAATATTCAGCCTATTAAAACATCTAAGGCTACTAAGCGAATAGACGGCACAGCGGCTTTGCTTGACGCTTATACAGTCTTTTTCGAGAACGAAGATGAATATTTAAGCATTATATAAAATTCGGAAAATCCAAATTTCTAAGGTGGTGAGCAAATGGGAAAATTCAGTAATTTCATTAAGCGTGTAACAAGTTCAAAGGGCTTTTCGAGAGTAGAACTTGTTACACAGAATAATAGTAATTTTTTTCTATGGGGCAACAAGGCATATGATTCTGATACAGTGCGAGCGTGTGTCAATGCACAGGCTTTGAGATTTTCAAAGTTGCAGCTTAAACACATCAGAGAAATCTACAAAGGCACAGAGAAAGATTTAGTAATCAACCCTGAACCGTACATCAAATTTTTACTTGAAGAACCTAACCCATACACAACTATGGATATGCTGCTGTACAAAACAAGCGTACAGTTATCGCTATCGGGTAATGCATTTTGGTTAATAATCAGAGATGAAAACAGCTTGCCTGCTGAACTATATTTCATACCTGCGAAGTCGGTCAATGACCTTTACGATAACAACGGACATCTTGTGTATGAGTTTATTGTCGGGAACGCTCAGACATTCCGCTTTGACTCGGCGGATGTTATACATTTGCGTGATGACTACGGAGAGCACGAGATTTTTGGCAGCGGAAAATTCAAGGCTCTTGCCCCCCTGCTCGAAATAACTGAAACAACTGACAGGGGCATTATCAACGCTATCCGGAATTCAGGTATTGTGAAATGGCTTCTGAAATATACCTCGGCTCTTAGGCCCGAGGATTTGAAAAGCAATGCAAAAAAATTCGCAGAAAATTATCTTGATATAAGCAACAGCTCTGTTGGCGTTGCAGCGGTTGACTCTAAAGTTGATGCTACACAAATTAGTCCGAATGACTATGTACCAAACGCACTTCAAATGGACAGAACCAAACAACGAATTCTTGAATTATTCAACACTAACGAAAAGATAATCACATCAACAGCAGACGAAGACGAAGAAAATGCTTATTTTGACGCTGTTATTTCGCCCAAAATCGTACAATTAAAAAACGAACTTACACGAAAACTTTTCACACGCAGACAGCGAGGTTGTGGAAACTATATAGCAGTCGGTTCGTTTAACTTACAATCAGCAAGTTTAAAAACAAAGCTAAACTTTGCAGGTATGGTTGACCGTGGAGCAATGCTCCCGAACGAATGGCGAGAATCACTTGGACTCGCCCCTGTTCCGGGCGGTGATACTCCGCTTAGAAGATTGGATACAATTCCGGTTGAAGGAGGTGAAAACGATGCCGAAAACGATTAACATCAAAGGTACTATTATTAATGACGGTGATAAGTGGATTTACGATTTATTTGATGAACCTTCTTGTTGCCCGTCTGACATTCATCAGGCTTTTGAAAATCTTGCAGACGATGAAGAAATTCAGGTTGTTATCAACTCGCCTGGCGGTGACATTTTCGCAGCCTCGGAAATCTACGACCTGCTTGCGAGTGCTAAGAACGCATCAATTAAAGTTGTGTATGCAGCTTCTGCTGCTTCTTACATAGCATGTGCTTGTAAATCAGAAATAGTTCCAACTGGTATGTTTATGATTCACAATGTTTCAAGCTACGCAAGCGGTGACTACAACGATATGTCGCATAGTTCTGATGTCTTACTTACAGCAAGCAAAGCTATTGCTTCTGCTTATCGACTTAAAACTGGTATGAATGAAGATGAGCTTATTTCGATGATGGATAAAGAAACTTGGCTCACAGCTGAGCAGGCTGTCGAAAAAGGTTTTATTGATAATGTATCAGATTATCAAAACAACAGCAATGTAAGACTTGCAGCAAGCCTTACCGGACTTATTCCGCAAAAGATTGTAGCTGAATTAAAAGCCAAAAAATCAAGGCTTAAAGCAGAAATTGAACTATTAAAATTAAAAGGAGATGTCAAAAATGACTAAGTCAGAATACATCAATAAGCGAAACGAGCTTATAGATAAAGCAGAGGACTATATTACACACAATAAACTCAGTGAAGCACAGGCACTCAAAGATGAGATTGAACAGCTTGACAGAGATTTTGAAAACGCAGCGGTTAACGCTGCTAATAAAAATTCACAGGAGGGTAAACATATGCCAAATCCATTAGCTAATAACAGCCAGCCTCTTTCACTTACAGATGAGAAAATTGAAAATTCTGATATTTTCGCTTCTGTTGAGTACAGAAAAGCGTTTGCAAATTTCGTAACAAGAGGCACAGAAATTCCTGCTAAGTTCAAGAATGCAGCTTCAACAACTACATCAAGCACAGCGGCTACAATCGTCCCGACAACAGTATATCAGAAACTTATTGTAGAGCTTGAAAAAGTCGGCGATATTTACGCTCGAGTTTTTAAGTCTTCATATCCAACAGCTCTGCTTATTCCTACTCAGAGCATTCGCCCTGTTGCAAGCTGGGTTGATGAGGATAAGGGTTCTGATGAACAGAAGGTGAGCACTGATAAGATTTCATTCTCAGGCTATAAGCTTGAGTGTAAGGTCGCATTCTCGCTTCTTATGACTGTAACAGCACTTGACATTTTTGAGGCACAGTTCATTGACCAGATTAAAAACGCGATGATTAAGGCTATCGAGAAATCTATTATTTCCGGCACAGGTTCAGGCGCACCAACAGGCATTCTCAACGAAACACCTGCTGACGGTCAGACTATTAACATCGCTAAGGCAACAAAGCTCAGCTACAACACTCTTCTCGATGCAGAGGGAGCACTTCCGTCTGCTTACGATAATGCCGTATGGCTTATGACCAAGAAATCTTTCTATCGCTTTCTCGGCATTACAGACACCAACGGTCAGCCTGTTGCTCGCATTAATGCTGGCTTGAATGGTAAGCCGGCAAGCACACTCCTTGGCAGAACGGTGGTGTTCACAGACGGCTATATGGAGAACTATGTGGACGCTCCGACTGCAGACACAACATTCGCTATGCTTTTCGACCTCAGCGACTATGTTCTTAACGAAATGCTTAGCTTAAGCATTAAGAAGTACACTGATGAGGATACAGACAACACTAAACTCAAAGCTGTTATGCTTGCAGACGGCAAGGTTGTTGATAAGCACAGCCTCGTAAAGCTCATCAAGAAAAGCGCATAAGGAGTGAAAGACTATGGCTGAAAGTAATCTAATTCAAGAGGTGAAAAAGGCCCTTAGAATTACAACAACAATGTTTGATGATGAGATTTCAGCCGAGATTGACGCTTGTTTGCTTGACATGCGAGGGGCAGGAGTTGACATCGAGCACGAAAACTCCGCCCTTGTCAATCAAGCGGTAAAGTTCTATTGCAGAGCTTATTTTTCGACTGTAGCAGATAGTGACTGGTCAGTTCAGTACGAAAAATTAAGAAATGCGATGGCAGCAAGAGGAGTGCAGAACTATGAATAGCGACACGATTATTGAACTTGTTGAAAAAGTTGAACAGTCTGTTAATGACCTCAACGAGATTATATATGCAGAGAAAAAACGCTCTGTATATGCTATTCAGAAATTCGTGCGTCAATCTGAATTTTTCCAAGCTCAAGCCAATGGATTAAAACCCGAGTGTGTTGTAGTAATTAATGCATTTGAGTACAACAACGAAGAATTCTGTTATCTTGAAGGCAAGAAATTCAAGATATACAGAGCTTTTCAGATTAAGAACTCTGAAAGAGTTGAACTGTATCTTACAGATGTGGTAGGTGAAAACAATGTCACTACCTAAGGCGGTTAAGATAACGAAAAACGGTGTTGAATTTGTAAGCAATGTTGAAAGGCTACAATACACTCTCAAAGAGCTTGAGAGAGCCGCTCTGCGTGATGTCGGCAAGTTGGTATGTAAACGGACAAAGCAGAAAATAAAACGCAGGACGGGGCGCTTAGCGAAAAATACGCAATACTGGGTGCGAAGCAAACAGAAAGTACCCGATTTGCAAGTCGGATTTAAGCCGGGCGGATTTTACGGCTTGTACCAAGAAATTGGTACAAGTAAATCTCCCAAAATCGGAGCACTTAGCAACGCAGCGGAAGATAATATCTCTGACATAATTAAAATTGAATCACAATACTTGAGCGGTATCGGCACAGAAGAAGCCGAGAGCTTAATCAAGGAGGGGGATTATCAAGGTGAATAGCATTAAAAAAATGTTAAAAGAAGTGCTGTTTGGCTTTGCCCCTCTTTATTTTTTCAGGCAAGCTGATAGTGGTTTTCCTCGTTTGGTCTACGATGTCAAACAGATATACACAGATGAGCCGTATAACAAGTTTATTGTAACTTGCAATCTATATGACAGAAACACAACGGACGAAATCGACAGCATTGCAGATGAGATAAATGAGCAAATCGGCTTAGCTATCATCGAACATGAAAAAAATTATTACAAATTCTATAAAAGCGACGATAGGCAGTACATAGACGAAACAGATAAGTCTATTAAGAGAATAATGTTCACTCTCGAATTAAGAGAGTACAAACGAAAGGATGAAAAATAATGGGCACAGCAAAAGTAAGAAAAGTAAAGCCTTACTCGGGTTTTACAAGCAAAACACTCGATAATATGCTACTCGACGCAGGTGTATTTTTTGAGAACTATGATGTAAAAACAGATACATATGCGACTGCCAAAGCTGCAGGTAAATGCCTTGGCGTAACTATCAAGGGCGGTGAATTTTCTGCAAAACCGACTATCCGCAACATTGAGTTTGACGGTGTGCATTCGAGAGTTAAAGGCAACACCCTCATTGATAGTTGGGAAACTTATATCAAGGCCACAGTTGCGGAGGTAACTGAGGGCAACATTCGTAAGGCTCTTGGAGCAAGCGAAGTAGATGAAGCAACACTCGCAGGCTATCACGGTATCACAGGAAGAAATTATGTGCTTGATAGCGATTACTGCACGAACATCACCTGGATTGGCTGTCTGCTCGGTAAAGACAAGCCTGTAATCATTCAGATTTTTAATGGTCTGAATGAGGGCGGTCTTACAATGGGTGTTGCGGATAAAGATAACGGCAAGTTTGATGTGCAGTTCTACGGCTACAGCGATGAAACTGCATACGATTCAGAAGATGTTAAACCGCCGTTCGTAATTTGGGAACCGGTTGCAGAGGAGGTATAATCAATGAGAAAATTAGGCTTAAAGGACGCTTTTTCGGTGGCTCGTATTATTAAGTCAGCAGATTTAAAAAATGAAATTGTCGAGTTCGCCAAGAATGTTAAAATTAAGGACAAGAAAAACGCACAGGAAGTCGGTCTTGAGTTTATCATCACTATGATTTCATCACTCTCAAGCAAGGAAGTGGAAAACGAATTCTATTCACTCTATGCTGACATCAGAGGCGATATTACCCCCGAACAGGCAAGTTTGATGGACATTACAGAGGTAATTGCAGACATCAAGCATATTATTGCAGAGAATGATATTCAGAGTTTTTTTACCTCTCTCTCAGCCTTGACATAAACACATATAAGTTAATCTTGCAATACTGCTGTGGAAATCTGACAGTCTTGCAAGATTTGTCATTCGCTGAAATCTTAAAAATCATTGAAAATGAAATCAATGAGAAAAACGAAGAAATGAAATACAAGGCTTTTATTTTAACAAGCCTTGGTCAAATTACGCATTTATCATACAAAGATTTTGTAGATAGTATAGACGACAAAATGCAGTCAACTGCACAGGACGAAGTCAATACAGACGAAATTGAAAAGCGTGTTGAGGAAATACTCAATCGCTACAAATGGGAGGAGGTGTAGTGCGTGGCAGTTGAAATTTTTAAGATATTTGGCTCAATCTTCGTTAATAACGATGAAGCAAACAAATCCATTTCAGAGACAGAGAAGAAAAGCAAGGGCGTTGCTTCAACTCTCGGAAATGGAATCAAAACTGCTGCTAAATGGGGAACTGCTATGGTAGGCGGTGCGGTGGCAGGTGTAGGAGCATTGTCCTCTGTCGCAGAAAGCACGCGAGAATATCGGACGGAAATGGGCAAGCTTGACACAGCTTTTACCACAAACAAATTTTCAGCTGCAGACGCAAAGCAAACATATTCCGACCTTTATGCCGTAGTAGGCGACAGCGGACAAGCGACAGAAGCTGCAAATCATCTTTCTCTGCTTTGCAATTCTACAAAAGACTTGCAATCTTGGACAGAAATCTGCACAGGTGTTTACGGTCAATTCGGTGATTCCTTGCCTATCGAGGGTTTGACAGAGGCGGCGAACGAAACCGCAAAAGTCGGACAGGTAACAGGTCCGCTTGCTGATGCTCTTAATTGGATGGGCGTATCTGAGGATGCTTTTAATGAAAAACTTGCTAAATGCTCATCAGAACAAGAAAGACAGCAGTTAATCACATCAACCCTCACGAGCCTGTATTCGGATGCTTCTGCTCAGTATAAAGAAACAAACGGCGATGTAATGGAATCCAACAGAGCACATCAGCAACTGTCAGATACAATGGCGCAAATCGGTGCTGTTGCAGAACCTGTGCTTAATTCGATTATTGGCTTAGGTGCAAAGTTACTCGAACAGTTATCGCCGCTTATCGAAAGTGTAGCTGAGAAGCTTGCCCCTGTGCTCATTAACATCTGCGAAGATGTTGCCCCGATAATCGTGTCAATGCTTGAACAGATTATGCCATTGATTGAGGAATTGCTTCCGTTTATAGCTCAACTTATGGAACAGTTAGCACCAATAATTGTTCAACTCGTAGAAGCACTATTACCTGTTCTCGTACAAGTAATCAAACAGCTTTTGCCTCCATTTATGGAAATTCTCAACGCATTAATGCCGTTGTTAGACACTATTTTTCAGCTTGTACAGCCGTTTATCGACTTGATTTTGCAGTTAATAGAGCCGTTCGCAGCACTTATTTCAACAGCTATTGCACCGCTCATCACTAAGTTAGCTACACTGCTCAATGACCTTTTACAACCCTTAATTCCTGTTTTTAATGAAGTCGCAAGTGTTCTAAGTGAAACATTTCAACCGATTTTTGAAGAGCTTGCACCCGTTTTTGACCTTGTAGCGCAAGCATTAGACCCGATTTTTGAACTTTTAAGCATGTTACTTGATGCAATTATACCTTGCATTATTCCAATTGTAAAAGAGCTCGCAGATGTCTTTAAAAATGTTCTTGGTTCTACATTAAACGGTGTAAGCGAAATCATCAAAAATATGACAGGATTTTTTCAAGGACTTATTGATTTTATTCAAGGCGTGTTCTCTGGAAATTGGGAGCAAGCGTGGAACGGAATTGTTAAAATGTTCAAAAACATTTTTAACAGTATTCCCGCAGCGGTTGAGTTCATTATTAACGGTGTAATAAAAATGATTAACGGTTTGCTTGACGGAATTAATTGGGCGGTCGAATGGATTGGCTGGGAAATTCCGCACATTCCAGAGGTCACTCTCCCCCGTTTCCGTGCCGGTATCGACTATGTACCGAACGACAAGTACCTCGCTTATTTGGACGCAGGCGAAGCGGTTTTGACAGCACAAGAGGCTGAACAATATCGTAAAGCCAAGCAGGACGGTACAAATCCATTTAGGAGTGACAGCACAGACAAACCGTCAACGACTAACATTGACATCAATGTGAATATTAGCGGCGTAACGGTCAATAGTGATTCGGATATAGATAGTCTTGCTGAAAGATTATCTGAGCGATTAGCAGCGGAAATTACAAGTAAAAGGAAGGTGTTTAGCTGATGCACAACTTTTTTTATAATGGCAAATGGCTTAGTCAATTCGGCGGTCGTATAGTTAATGCGCCTTTTCACTCTGTTGCTCAGCGTGATTTTGAGCTTATATCAATCCCGTGGCGAAACGGTGATATAGTGCAGGACAACGGCAGATACAAGAATGTTGATTTTGAGCTGCAAATAGCTTTAATGCCTTTACTTGCTCACACAACTGCTCAATATCTTGCGTATAAAATTATAGATTGGCTGACTGAATTTAACAATTATCAAACATACAAGGACACATATAACAAAGGCTATTATTGCTATGCTGTAGTGACTAACCTTGACACAATTCAGCGTGAGTTACCTTCATATCTCACAACTACCGTTAAATTCAGTCGTAAGCCGTATTGGTATGCACAGACAGAGCCTATAAGCCTTGTTAGCGGTCAAAAGCTAAATTTACTCAACCCTGAAAGAATGCCGTCAAATCCGCTTTACAAGCTCACGGGTACGGGTGCTTCTGCAACGCTAACGATAAACGGTGAAACACTATCTATAAAAAATTCAATTAACGCAGATTACACAGTCCTTGACGGTGAAAATATGCAGTATTACTCTGTTAAAAACGGCATTAAATCTTATATCTCACCTCTCTTGCCACAGCAATTTAAAGCAGGAGAGAATGAGATTATCGCCAATCAGGTTATTGGTTCGCTTACACTTGAGCCAAATTGGAGGCGCTTATGATACCTTTAGTCTACGAAACGACAAGCAGAATATTATCGCTCAACTCAATGCACTACCTCGGCAGGCTTACCGGGTGCACAGAATGTACAGTCGAAGAGTCACGCAATGCAGATTACACATTAAGTGCAAGCGTTGTTAAAAACTCCGAATGTGCCGAAAGTGCTGTTGTACAAAATTATATATACGCAAAGCCAAACCCAACAGACGAACCACAATTTTTTGAAATCTACGAGGTAGTAGAAAAAAACAATGTGCTTAGTATCAAAGCGAAGCACATCAAACATAACTGCTATAACAACATTCTTGCCGCAGGCGAAACATCAGCACAACTCTATTCACCTGCTGAGGCTTACGAAAATTTAGATGCTCTTTTTGACAACAACTATGTATTTTCGTCAGATATAACGAACAGAAAAAGCATCAATCTCGGCTACACTCAAGTATGCACACTTGGTGACTTTCTCGGCGGTTTAGAGGGCAGTTTGCTTGACCTGTTTGGGGGCGAATACAAATGGAACAATTTTAATGTTTCATTGTTAAAAAATCGAGGGCAGAAACGAGCGTATAGTCTCAAGTGGGGCGATAATATATCAAGCTATGAAAAAACTCAATCAAGTGAAACTACGATAAGTCATGTGTGTGCTTATGCTACTGTTTATGATGAATTTTCAAAGCAAGACATACAGATAATTGCTGACCCTTATGAGATTTTTGAACAAAAATCAAAAACAAATAAACTAAGTGTATATCCAGTTCCTGACAATCTTGTTAACGGAATAATTGTCAACTCTTCGACAGGCGACGGATACGAATTTGTCAAAAACACTTGCAGAATAGCAGCAACGGCTTATATAGGAGGAGATAAACTTGGTGAGATCAAGAGCAATATTAAAGTTGATGCAGAAGCGGTCCTTGACGATATGCAACAGTTTAATCTTTGCGATACTGTTACAGTAATCTTAAGTGACAGTATCGCAGCGGAATCCAAAATAGTCAAAACTACATATGATACACTTAGAGAACGATATAAACAGCTTGAGCTTGGTTCGTTCAAAACTAAGCTATCTGATTTCGTAAAATGAGGTGAACATAATTGAATGTAAAATACAAACTTAATCTTGATGTATACAAAGACAGAAATTACGAAAGTATAATAGTCGCTCAAAATGATGACAAGTCACGCATCATTGAATGTAAGCTATATGCTGATTCACAACCGGTAGCGCTATCTTCAAGCGTTACCGCTGCGTTTAACGCAACTGTGGATAATGTTATCGTCGCTGAAAATGTGCCTTGTATAGTTGCAGACAATGCGATTAAAATCACTCTTGCGAAATCAATGCTACAGCTCGCAGGTATGATGCAGTGCGAGCTTGTGCTAAGTGAGAACGATACAATCTTGACAAGTCAGCATTTTAGTGTTTTTGTGAACAAGTCAGTAATAAATACAAAATCTAAATATGAACCAACAGGCTCAAATTTAGCAACCAAAAAGGATGTTAATTCCGCAATCGAAACCGCATCTGCAAAAATGATAGCAAAAGACTCTTTGCTCAATACATCTACAAGCATTAATCTCACCTCGCTCGAGGACACAGAGCAGACAGCAAACGGCGTTACCATTGCAGTCAGGAACAACAAAATTAGCTTGAGCGGCACATCTACCGCTGCGGTTAATTTTTATCTCAAACTTAAGCGTGCGGTTACTCTTGAACAAGGCAAAGCATATTGCTTATCGTTGCAGAATTTTGCTAATATTACAAACAGCGGTTGTGTGTTCTATCCTGCGAATAGTCAGACGGTAATTAGCTCATCTTGGCTCTTGTCAGAAGTTAGTGCTTTTAAAAATGCAGCGGCTACTTATAGAGCAACAGAAAATGTAGTCGTTAATTCTATTAAAATTGCGGTTGCTGCAAATCGACTGATTGATAATAGTTGCAATCTTCAACTTGAACAGAACAACAAAAAATCAGCGTATGCAAATCCTGATTTTATAAGCGAAAGCATTAAGCCTGAGTTGTATCAAACTCCTGATTATACAATGCACTATTTATATGTTTCAAACGATTACAATGAATCTACTGAGGGTTTTGGTGTTACAAAGTTCAACTCTATTCTGTCGGCTAATGATAGCATAACAGACAATAACTATCATAATCGCTACACAATCATCGTTGCACAAGGCACATATACTGATATGCAAGATAGATACGCAGGTTTGTCCGATGTGGGGCTTGTAGGTTATCGTGGTGTAATGATGAAAGACTATGTTTATTATGAGTCTGAGAACATCTATAACCCCTCTGCAACTATAATCAAATGGGACGGAGCAACAGGATTTGATAAGTCTGCACTGAAATCTGAGGACATAATCAAAAAATGCCCGTTCCATCTTGACCTCAATGTTCATACGCACATTAAAGGATTCACTTTTGATTGTAAAAATATTCGCTACGCTTTACATCTCGAATCGGGCGGAACAGGCTACGCAACAGAATGGACAGTCGCTAATTGCATATTTAAGTGGGGCGGTCGTGCTGATTGCACGGATTATACAGGCAAAACAACTGTTCCTGCGTTTGGTTGTGGGCATAGTTTTGGCGAGGTAGGATTGATTGAAAATTGTAAAATCATACCCACTGACTGCACTATTGGTTATCAAAATCACGATAATGCAGATAATAGCAGCTTCGGCTTACATATGAAAACAGGCTCGAATATTACAATCAGAAATTGTGATTTTGGTGGAACGGAAATTCAAGCAAGAACGCTGAAAGGTGAATATTCTGACACGCCGAATGTACTTACTGTTGACCGCTGCGTCAATATATCTGAAATTAAGAAGTTGTATGCAGCTCCGGCAACGAAATGTGACTGGACAGTTGTTGAAAATCTAAATAAAGGAGAATGACTATGGCAAGGGTAACTTGTGTTGATATTTCGGAATTTCAGCAAGGCATTAATTTTAACAAAATGAAAAACGACGGTATAAAAGCGGTCATTATAAGAGCAGGCTATGGCAGAGAATCAAGTCAGAAAGACAGTATGTTTGAAAGCCATTATCGCAACGCTAAAGCGGCAGGGCTTAAAATTGGTGTCTATTGGTATAGTTACGCCGACAGCGCCGGCGATGCAGAAAAAGAGGCAAAGGCTTGCCTTGAATGCATTAATAACAAATCTCTTGATATGCCGATTTATTATGACTTAGAAGATAATTCGCAAACTAAACTCGGCAAAACAAAGCTGACGGAAATAGCAGAAAAATTCTGCGAAACAGTCAAGAAAAGCGGTTACAAAGCAGGCGTTTACGCTAACCTGAATTGGTTTAATAACTATCTTGATTACAATAAGCTGAAATCAAAATACAGCCTATGGCTCGCTCAATATAATTCTGAAAATGAATTAAGTTGTGATATTTGGCAGAACAGTTCGACAGGCAAAATCAACGGCTACAATGGAAGTATTGATACAAATATAATTTTCAATGAAAACATCTTTAGCAAGTCTGAAAGCAAAGTCGCAAAGCCAACGCTGACTTATCGTGTGTACGCTGACGGCAAGTGGTACAATGAGGTCAAGGGCTTGTCAAATGTAGCAGGCAGAGCAAAGCAGGCAATCTCAGCTGTTGCAATTAAAGTCAGCAAAGGCGATATAAAGTATAGAGTGCATTTGCTCAATGGTGATTGGCTTGACTGGGTAGACGGCTATGACATCAACGATAGCAACAACGGCTATGCAGGCATTAAAGGCAAAGTCATTGATGCCGTGCAGGTCGAGTTTAACGGCGCTGGCGACTTCAAAGCTACATATCATGTGCGTAAGCAAGGTGAAAAGAAATTCCTTGACTGGCAGTATAACGGCGAGAAAGATACAAAGCAGGACGGCTATGCAGGCGTTATCGGCACAAAAATTGACGGCTTGCAGATTACTTTGACTTAATCAGGAGGTATAAAATGAAAGACAATATTATTCAGGCTACTGTTTCGGTAGCTATCGGTGCATTGGCGGCTTATTTTAACATATTGCTTGTACCGCTTGCAGTTTTAATCTGTGTAATGATAATAGACTATGGTACAGGTATGGCAGAGGCTTACATAAATAAAACCCTCAACAGCCGTATTGGTGTTAAGGGAATACTTAAGAAAGTAGGCTACCTCGTTCTCGTGTGCGTGGGCGGCGTTGTTGATTACCTCATCGGTGCAGGACTTGCCACAGCAGGGATTGAGTTTTCAAGCTATTATTTTGGCTTAATTGTTTCCGTGTGGCTGATTATAAACGAGCTTATTTCAATCCTTGAAAACCTTGCTGGGTTGGGCACGCCAATCCCGAAATTCCTTGTAAATATCGTCCGCCGATTGAAAAATACAGTCGAAAATAAAACCGATACAGACACAAAAGAATAAGCGTACATAAGTTTAGCCCCTCGAGTACCAAGTCGGTAGCCGAGGGGCGATTTTTTAATTTGCATACGGTTTTATATACACATCGAAAAGGTAGCACTCTTTGCGTGAACTTCACAGTATTCTTTTCTGAGTTCGTATTTTTTTCATGTTAAATCTCTCCTTCGCAATATTATCGAGCTTTTCAATGATAAGTTTTTCAACATATATAGGCGGTTTGCTCTTACCACCCTCCCAATTCTCGATTGTTCGCAGCGGAATCTCGAGCAGGTCGCTCATAGCCTGTTGCGTTAGTCCTGCGTTAAGTCGTGCGTCTTTGATTTTCATAGTGAAAACTCCTTTGTTTGTAGTCATCCCGATTGTCACACGAGTATCAATCTTTAGCATTAAGACCATTTACGAATGCAGACACAATAGTTAAGAATTTTGATGTAAACTTTTTTTCTTTCAACAGATCGTAAAAGAAAAGACATTCATGATTCGCTGTTGCGCTCAGCTGGAGAATGTCGCAACACACATCGTCACGATTGTGGCTGCTTATGTCTTGAGAGATTTTGAGTTTAAGGACAGCTAAATCATTTTTATTGCAATTCTTTGCGATGTATGTGCCGTCCGCTTTCGCTTGCAGAATAAGCTCTTCAAGAGTCATCTGAATTGTGCAATCAATATCGCTTGCTGTAACTTTCAATGCTTGCGCTATCTTGTTGATGTTCTCTCGTGAGATAGTAACATTGCTTGTTGCGTCAATGTTCTCCCAGCGAGCCATCATCGGCTGGTCGCAGCCTACTCGCTCGGCCAATTCGGCTTGAGTGAAACCACAAGCTTGTCTAAAATCTTTGATGTTGTATTTGTACATTTATAATTCCTCCTTAAGCGAGCGGAAATTTGTATCAGCTCGCTTGTATTTAGTTACATAAAGTTAATGATTGTATCGATGTATTTATCAATGTCATCGTTTATGTCGAATATTTTTATATCATTATTTTTTCTTCTTTTGTATTTATCTTTGTAATAATCTAAGTGAGAAAGAAAGTTACAATCAACATCGCACATCATATGTGATCTACCGTCGATGTTGAAATCATAAGTAGATGTGAAAGTGAAAACCTGCTCAAAAAATTCTTTCTTGAGTACGAGTTTGTCGTCTTGAATGTACTTGACATACTTATTACGAACTTCTTTGGTGTAAGAATTGATAATATGTGCTTTTCCAAGAAAATCTATTACTTCGTCTTCCGTTTTCCAAGACACATAGTATCTGAATCGAGATTTATCGTTTAGCAGTGCAGGAATATCCTTCTGTTCTATTCCTGCCGCAAACGGTGAGAACTCTCTATCAAACTCGTATGTGAGTTCGATAGCTTTTTCACTGTTGAGGTATTGTTTGATATTGCTGTAATCCGTCATGATAGTAACTCCTTTATTTTAAATTTAATTTGATAAACACATATTAACACATAAAACGCATATTGTCAATAAAAAATTATAAATTTTCTATGAGGGCTTTTTGTGTTTTGTACCCCGCAACGAGTACACCATATGCGCCTGGCATATGCACACCAAACTCGTCAACTTGCAGATAGAGGAAGTATTTTTCTGATCTGTAGAGGTCTGCTCTATCGCAATCAGTGCGAACTTGATAAATACGATTTGTCTTTTCGTTGAGAGTGTTGATTGCTGTGTTGATTTTTGTGTTTGTGATTTTCATAGTGAAAACTCCTTTAAAATTATTTGAGATGTTGTTCATCTCTTATCTTGATTACATTATATCACCAATATAGTGGGTTGTCAATAGTTATTTTGAATTTTTTAAAAATTATTTTAAAAAAATATAAACTACGAATAAACTACAAACATTTATTTGTAAAGCAAAAAGTGCCGATAAACACTGAACTTTTATAAATAAATATCTTGACTGTTAATCATGATGTCACTGGTTCGAGCCCAGTTGGGGGAGCCATAACAGAGTAGTTTTTATAGCTGCTCTGTTTTTTTGTTATCTAAAAGTTTGTCTAAATTACTATTATAGGGTTCTATGTCAATAGTTGGGGTAAACCTGAAAAAGAAGAATTGAAATGAACAAGCGATAGTAAATCAAGATATCGCTTGTTTTTACAGGCTCTATGTCAATAGTTGGGGTAAATCCGAAAAAGAAGAATTGAAATGAACAAGCGATAGTAAATCAAGCTATCGCTTGTTTTTGCATTTGGTGAGAAAACATATGTAAAATACGGTTACGGAAACACTTGCCACAGGAGCAACGATATCGACGCTTATAAAGATGAATAAAGATGTGCTTACCAAAGGCAGGAATATCCTTTATAGGCTGTTCACGATAATCGTGAACCTTATCAGTTAATTTACCGCAACAGGGGCATTTATGAGGTTTTCTTTTTAATCGGCAGTTAATATGGATTGAAT